TTATCAATCAGGGCCCTTTTGATACCCGCCTTGATCCGATCTATCAATCAAACCTATGCCAAGAGATACTTCTACCCACGAAGCCTTTCCAGAGAATTGAAGATCCGGAGGGGCGTATTGCTCTTTGCACTCTTGGCTCAATAAACTGGGGTGCTTTCCGTAATCCGCAAGATATGCGTAAAGCATGTCGTGTACTAGTACGTAGTTTAAGCAATGTGTTGAACTACCAAGACTTTTTAAGTATTCAAAGTAAATTAGCTAATGAAGACTTTGAACCATTAGGTGTCGGCATTACTAATTTGGCCTACTGGCATGCTCGTCGAAGTTTAAAATACGGTGAAACAGAAGCGTTAACTGAAGTTAAACGCTGGATGGAACATCAGGCATACTATCTTACTGAAGCCAGTGTTGAGCTTGCTCAAGAAAGAGGTTCATGTAAGCGTAGCGAGTACACCTGGTACGGCAAGGGAGTATTTCCTTGGGAGCGCCGCAACAATGGTGTAAATGAACTTACAGATTTTACACCTAGTTTAGATTGGGAACTATTACGTGGCCGTATGAAACAATACGGGATCCGTAATGCTACATTAATGGCCGTGGCCCCGGTTGAATCCAGCTCAGTTGTTCTAAACAGTACTAACGGAATTGAAATGCCGATGGAATTGATTTCTGTCAAGGAATCAAAAGCTGGATCGTTTGTACAAGTTGTGCCAGAGTACAAACGTTTAAAGAATCGTTATCAGCTGATGTGGGATCAAAAAGACTGTGTAGGTTATTTAAAAACTGCCGCAGTACTCGCAGCCTACATTGATCAAAGTTTGTCAACTAACACATTTTATAATCCTGCATATTTTGCAGGTGGAAAATTCCCTGGGACACTGATTGCTAAAAATCTAATGTTAGCATACAAGTGGGGTTTGAAAACAGTATACTACAGCCTGATTAATAAAGTTGGTAGTAAAAATGTACTAAACACCCAAAGTGATAGATTAGTTGCATCTGGACCTGTTACAGTATACGAAGAATTAGAAGACGATTGCGAAGCCTGTAAACTCTGAAAGAATATTATGTCAAAACAACAATACGATTTAAAAACGCCTACAAATTATCTTAAAAGAAAAATGTTCTTGGACGGAGCAGTCACAGTTCAACGATTTGAAGAATACCGTCATCCTAAAATTGCCAAGTTTGAAGAACTAGCTCGTGGATTCTTTTGGGTCCCAGAAGAAATTAGTCTTACCAAAGACAAAATGGATCACAAAGACGCAACTGATGCAGTTAAACATATCTTTACCAGTAATCTGTTACGTCAAACGGCATTAGATTCAATTCAAGGTCGTGCGCCCAATCAAGTGTTCAGTCCTGTTATTAGTTTGCCAGAATTAGAAGCACTAGTCAGCAACTGGAGTTTCTTTGAAACCAATATTCATTCAAAGAGTTACAGTCATATTATTAGGAACGTATATGGAGTACCTAAAGAAGAATTTAACAAGATTCACGACACAGCTGAAATTGTAGACATGGCCGCTAACATTGGACGATACTATGAAGATCTACATCAGCTTAATTGCCGTAAAGAATTAGGTGAAGAAATTTCTTTACACGAGCACAAGAAAGCGATTTGGTTGGCACTACACGCGAGCTATGCATTGGAAGCATTCCGCTTCATGGTTAGTTTTGCCACCTCACTAGCCATGGTAGAGAATAAGATTTATATTGGTAATGGTAACATTATCAGTTTGATTCTACAAGATGAATTGTTACATGCAGAGTGGACAGCTTGGATCATTAATAATGTTTACAAGGACGATGCAGACTTTGTACAGTTATCAAGTGAGTGTGCCGAAGAAGTTTATGCAATGTATATGGAAGTTATCAAAGAAGAAAAGGACTGGGCAGAATATTTGTTTAAGAAGGGTGTGGTTATTGGTCTTAATGCAGACATTCTTAAAGACTTTGTAGACTACACAGCATTTACTAAATTAAAAGAAATTGGAATTAAGTATCTTGAAGATCATCCTCGTCAAAGTCCGATACCTTGGTTCAATAAACACGTTAACATTAATAAAAAGCAGACAGCATTACAAGAAAATGAAAGCACTAATTATGTTATTGGTGTTATGAGTGATGCAGTCTTGTACGAAGAATTACCAGATCTATAATTTAGTAAGAATGTTGCATATTGCTAATTATGTATGTATAATATATGAAAAGGAAATAGTATGACTCAAAAGGCAATAGTATGGAGTAAGTATCACTGTCCTTACTGCGATCAAGCTAAACAGTTGCTCAAGGCTAAAGGATACGAAATTGAAGAACGTAAAATCGGAGACGGTTATACTAAAGAAGATTTATTAGAGTCAGTTCCTTCTGCTCGAACAGTCCCTCAAATATTTTTAGACGGTTCTCACATTGGCGGATTTGACGAGTTAAAAAAATATTTTAATAAAGTTATTATATGAACGAAGAAAAAGACACGCTAACACTCAATAATCCGAGTAGTATCACAGTAAATGAAACTTTTAGTTTACCCCAAATAGATTTGTCTGGATTTACCAGTAGTGCTTATTACACCAGTGGTACTTCTATGAACAATTGGACAACAAGTGGCCCAACCTATGGTAATGTTACTATCAATACAAGCGGTGGAAGCAACGGTACTTGGGGTAACGCTCCCTATATATACAGCACTAATAATACTAGTGGAGTTACTTATACGACGGGTGCTGGATTACATGTTACCAGTGACGCAGAGTTTGAAGGCGACATCAAATGGAAGGGTCGTAGTCTTACAAATTTACTAGAAAAGATCGAAAATCGTTTGGCTATTCTCACACCAGATAGCAAAAAGTTAGAACACTTCGCGGCATTGAAGAAGGCCTATGATCATTACAAGGCACTAGAAGCATTGTGCGAATTACCAAAAGAAGAAGATGACAACACCTAATCTACAAGAGCAAAAACTGGCTCAATTAGAAAAACAATTAGAGCGAGCTTCATTACAGATAATGGAGCTGGCTCGTCGTGTCAGTTATCTCGAACGAGAAAACAGTAGACGTAAACAAGATGTTGTTAGTCTCTCACAAAGAAAAGGATAAAAATGTTATTAAGTAAACCAATCGCCACAGGCGATGTTGTCAGTATTAAATTAATCAACGGTGACGAAATTATTGCTCGTTTAGAAGCAGATGATCACAATGGAATTACCATTGATCGCCCTCTAGCATTAACAATGAGTGGCGGTGGGCTTGGAATGATTCCTTGGATCTTCTTGGGCGATAAGAGCACTGTTACACTGAAACGTGAACACGTATTTGTCATGGTACCTAGCAAGAAAGATGCCGCAGATCAATATATGCAAGGTACCACTGGCATAGCACTAGCATAAGGAGAATCAAATGGCGGCCGTAGATCAAGCACAAGCAACAGCGATTTCAAACGGAGTATCTCTTAAAAATTTGGGCATATGGCTCAACATGAACAAGCAGAAAAACGTCGATAGTGTTGAGACTGTTGGTCAACCTGTGGCTGTTAAAGCCGGATTTTTAGATTTGTTGATTTCTTTTGGAGTGCAGTTTGGTCTCGGAGCATTAGGAATTGGTCAAGGACTAGGTGGCGAATTACAAAAAGAAGTTTCCGCTACCTTTGGAAGTTTTGGAACATGGTTAGATGGTCAAACTGGCGGAGTGTTTAGTTCTGTGTCATCTGCAGTCAGCGATGTATGGAAAGATATAACCGTTACCTCAACGCCCATGGGGTCTTGTACAGCCGCTTCTGTCGAAGCTGACCTAGCCTCCGCCGGAAAAGATGTTAGCTTGTCAACACAGTTTACTAATTTTGTTAAGCCAAAAATTGAGGCTCTTACTAAATTTGCTGATGATCTGTATAAGAAAGATCTTGTTCCAGGTGATACAAACTTCAGTATGGAAGATGCATTCAACGCAGTAAACAAGAAATTTACTGATGTTAGTAAAGTATTAAAGATGCCAGAGATTACCTTGAAGGATACTATTTCTTCTATGACAAATGTTGCGGCATTATCTACTTTAAATACTAAATTAAATGAATTCAGCGATCTGGCTAACAATCCTGCAAGCACACTTACAGATTGTCAAAATAAACTCAACGAAGTACAGACTTCCACTGATGCGCTACACGCCGAAATGCAGGCTAATCAGCAATCGATGACTGATGCTAAAGCAAGACAGGCAGTATTAGACGAAGTTGATAGTATATTCACGCATATAAAAGCGGCAAACCAACAAATTGCAGATTACACAGCCGAGGGTGATACAACTAACGCAGGTTACACACAAGATTGGTTAACTACTTTTAGATCCGGAATTGCTCCGGAAATACTATCATTTGTTGACGATATGATACTCTATGATGAACAACGATTTGATCCGGCATATACTACTACAACAACAACTGCGGCCGCTACGCCTGCACCAAATTCTGAACAGGTTGTTGGAAAATTATCAGCTTAACAATAAATATTTTATCCGTTAAGCGTACCTGTGTAACAGGTTCAGACAAGTTTGGCGAGGACTATCTTGACGGACTCGTCAAAAGGTAGTATAATGTAAGTTATTGCTGTATGAAGCAAAGAGAAAAGTGTTCTGGACGCGGGTTCGACTCCCGCC